ATTTAGCATTACTAACACAGGTGTAGCTGCTAATACTTATGGTTCTGGTACTGCAACTCCTGTATTTGCGGTAAATGCCCAAGGTCAGATTACTTCTGTTACCAATACCACTATTACTCCTGCCATTGGAAATGTAACTGGTCTTGCAACAGGAATGCTTACATTCCTACAAACTCCTACTTCTGCCAATTTAGCAGCGACTGTTACCGATGAAACAGGAACAGGAGCATTAGTATTTGCTAATGGCCCTACTTTAATTGCTCCTGTTCTTGGAACCCCTGCAAGCGGAACAGTAACTAATTTAACTGGTACAGCTAGTATTAACATTAATGGTACTGTAGGAGCTACAACTGCAAATACTGGTGCTTTTACTTATTTATCTACTAGCTCAACTACAAACACTACTCCTACATTAGGATTTAATGCTAGTAATGCTCCTATTGCAATGGGTGCTACGATTTCAGGTAGTTATTTGCAAGCAGTGTTGCAAAACAAATCAGGAACTGCTGGTGCTTCTACTAACTATGTATTAAGTAATGATCTAGGTACAGACTCTACTTATTATGGTGAGTTTGGCATGAATTCATCGGTATTTAGTGCCTCTACTCCTGCCGACTTTTTTAGTATTAACAATGGTGTTTATTTTTCAGGTCATGATGGCGATATAAGTGTTGGTTCTGGTAATGGTTATAAAACATACTTAACCTTTGGTACATCAGGTCAATCATCTCATGTAATTAATGCTTCAGGTGCTATTGGTTTATCTACCAATTTAGGAACAACCCCTGCTACTAGCGGTACAAGCGGATTTGGTACTGCTGGACAAGTATTAACATCAGGAGGTAGTGGAGCTGCTCCAACTTGGACTACTGTCGGCGGTATGGTTTATCCAGCTTCAGGAATACCTAATTCAACAGGTTCTGCTTGGGGAACATCTTATTCAACAACTGGTAGCGGAACTGTTGTTGCTTTAGCAACAAGTCCTACTTTTGTTACTCCTGTTTTAGGAACTCCATCATCAGGAACTTTAACTTCTTGCACAGGATTGCCTGTTGGTAGTGGAATTAGTGGATTAGGAACAGGAGTAGCAACTGCTTTAGCGATAGCAGTAGGTTCTGCTGGAGCTTTTGTAACCAATGGTGGAGCATTAGGAACACCATCAAGTGGAGTGGCAACTAATTTAACTGGAACTGCTTCAGGTCTTTCTATTGGTGGTAATGCTGCAACTGCAACTAGCGCAACTTCAGCTACAACTGCAACTAATGCCACAAATATTGCAATTACTGACAATACATCGTCTAGTTCTACTTATTACCCAGTTTTATCGCTAAATACAAGCGGAAACAATGCAGCAACAACTTCATCTACAAAACTGACTTTTGTTCCATCTACAGGTGCATTGACAGCAACTTCTGTAGCAGGAAGTTCTGATGAAAGGCTTAAAAAGAATTGGAGAAGTCTATCTGAAGGTTTCTTAGAATCTTTAGCTTTTGTTAAATATGGTATTTATGAGCGCACAGATTCTGAAATTACTCAAGTTGGTATTTCTGCTCAATCTTTGCAATCTGTATTGCCTGAAGCTGTTTTAACTGATGAACAAGGTATGCTATCTGTTGCTTATGGTAATGCTGCTATGGTATCTGTTATTGAATTAACTAAATTGGTCCTAGAGTTAAAGAAAGAAATTGATTCATTAAAAGGAATTAAATAATGGCATCAACTACTTTAACTTCTACTGGTGTTACTTTTCCTGATGCAACAAGTCAAACAAGCGCTGCTGGATTTGCTTCAGGAACAGTTACTATATTTAAACAGACTGCTGCACCTACTGGTTGGACAAAAGACACAACAAACAATAATGATTCTGCTTTGAGATGTGTTATAGGAACAGCAGGAACAGGCGGTACTGTTGCATTTTCTACAGCATTTGCTAGTCAATCTGTAGCAGGAACAGTAGGAACTTCAGGAGCTTATACTTTAGCAACTGCCGACCTTCCATCTCATACTCATACAGCTCAAGGTGGTAACTTTAATGCTGGTTATGCTGCTGGTTCTGTGGCGGTAGATAGGTCTACTCAAACATCAAGCTCAACTGGTGGCGGTGGTTCGCATAGTCATAGTGGAGGAACATTTACTGGAACTGCTATCAATTTAGCAGTTAAATATGTTGATGTAATTGTTGCTTCTAAAAACTAATTATGGCAAATCCATTTATTGACAGTTCAGGAATAACTTTTTCTGATTCTTCTGTTCAAGCATCAGCAGGAGGATTTGCAACAGGAACTGCTATGATTTTTCAGCAAACTTCTGCTCCTACAGGATGGACTAAAGACACTACAAATAATGATAATGGAACATTTAGAGTGGTTACTGGAACTGCATCTAGCGGTGGTACAGTAGCATTTACCACAGCTTTTGCAAGTCAAGCAGTTAGTGGAACAATCGGTAATTTAGGGTCTTATACATTGGCTACAGCCGATATTGCTGCTCATACTCATACTTTATCTGCTGGAAATGCAAATCCACCTGGCGGTTATTTAGGCGGTTCTAATGCTGTTAATACTTCTAGTCAAACAACTAGCTCAACAGGTGGTGGCGGTAGTCATACTCATACTGGTGGAACTTTTACAGGAACAGCAATCAATCTTGCTGTTAAATATGCAGATTTTATTGTTGCAACTAAAAACTAATGAAAATAGAGCCTAAATCAAATTGTCCTTTAAACAGCTTTGAGCCATGCAAACAGCTTGAATGTGCTTGGTTTATTAAAGTTGTAGGTAAAAACCCCAATACTGGAGCTGATGTAGATGAATGGGGATGTGCAATGGCTTGGATGCCTATTTTGACTATTGAAAACAGCCAGCAACAAAGGCAAACAGGTGCTGCTGTTGAATCATTTAGAAATGAAATGGTAAAGGCTAATGAAGTAGGCCAAAGGGTTCTTTTGGCTGCTGCTGGAGTTCCTGTTCAAGCGCAAACTATGATTTTGGAGAATGGAAAATGAAATATAGTATTTTAAAATCTGATGCAACTGCATATAAAGATGGTGTTGCAATACACAATTTAGATATGACAGAAGTTCCATCTAATGTAAGAGCATTGCAATTTAATGATGCTTTTGGAAAAGGACACCTTGAATTTGAATTGGATTCCAATGGGGATTTATTGCCAAATCAAGAAATTTCTGAATTACCTAGTTGGGTAACATCAATTTTTTCTTCTTGGGATACAGCAAAAGCAGAGCAAGATGCCGCTATTGCTGCTGCTGCTGCTGCGGAAGCTGCTGCGCAAGAAGAATGGAATAGAACTCATTCATAGGCATAAAAATGTTTACTTGGAAAATTTTAGAGATATTTAATGATTGCAAAGGTGTCAGATATTATGTTGAGGCAACTGATGGCGCAAATACAATTAAAAGTGAAGGAAACTGTTTCTTTTCTGAAGGAGCAGTTAATTTGCCTTTTGAGCAAATTAAAGAACAAAATTTAATTGATTGGATTGATAAAGATGCAATAAAATCTAATTTACAAGCACAATTACAAGCTTTGGATAGCGATAAAAAAATCGAGTTTCCTTGGTTAGCTGATACTTTTACACCAGAAAGCTAAAATGACACAGCCAATAGACATTATTAGCAGAGCTTTAAAAGATATTGGAGCATTGGAAGCTGGTGAAACACCTACTCCAGATGCTGCTCAAGATGCTTTTGATATGCTTAATGACCTTATAGACCAATGGTCAAATGAGGATATGATGGTTTATAACACCACAGAAATCATATTTCCTTTAATTTCTGGTCAAGTTCAATACACCATAGGACCAACTGCATCAACTTCTAATTTTGTTGGAGCAACTTTTTCTGGAACAATTTCTGGAAATATTTTAACTGTTTCAGGATTAACAACTGGTGCTGTAGCTCAAGGACAAACCCTAAAAGGCGCAGGAATTCCTTCTGGAACAAAGATTGTTCAATTTATTACTGGCGCAGGTGGTCAAGTAAATGAAGTTGGAACTTATCAATTAAGCCTTCCAGCTACTACTGCTACTCCATCTTTTACAGGGTCAATTTCAGGAACAACTCTTAATGTAACTGCTATTGCAACTGGTTCTTTAGGTGTCGGAGCAGTTATTAGTGGAACTGGAGTAACTTCAGGAACTACAATTTCTGCAATTTTAAGTGGTAGCGGTGGAGTTGGAACTTATACAGTAAGTGTTAGTCAAACAGTAGGAAGCGAAGCTATGACAGCTACTGTTACTCCTATTGCTATTACTGCTTACTATCAAAAACCTTTGTTTATTGACCAAGCTTATGTAAGGGTAAATACTCAATCTAATGGTCAAGCTGTTCAAAATGGCGGTTTAGATTATCAAGTAGCTGTTTTAGCACTTGAAAACTACAATCAAATTGGTTTAAAAACATTAAATGGCCCTTGGCCTAAAGCTTTGTATTACAACCCTAATGCTGATCATGGCAATTTATTTGTATGGCCTAATCCTTCTCAGGGTGAGATGCATATGTTTTCATCTACTATCTTTAGTAATTATGAAACCTTGTATGACACTATAGTGCTTCCACAAGGATATTCAATGGCTTTAAGATGGAATTTGGCTGAAAGACTGATGCCTATGTATGGAAAAGCATCTACAACTCAAATAAGCATGATTAATGCTTATGCAGCTCAATCTAAATCTACAATTAAGCGCAATAATATGATGCCTATAGCTGCTGCTGGTTATCCAGACTCTATGCTAGTAGGCAGAGCAAAAGATGCAGGATGGATTCTTTCTGGCGGTTTCTTTAGATAAGGCTAGAAAATGGACTTTGGATTTGTTGGAGCTTCTTATGAAGCACCTAGTATTTATCAAGATGCTCAGGAATGTATTAACTTTTTTCCTGAAGTAGACCCCACTAAAGCTCAAGGGCAAAGAGGGGTAGTTGCGCTTTATCCAACTCCAGGGTTAACTTCAATAGCTGCTCTTTCTGCACAAGCAGAAGTAAGAGGAATGAGGGCTGTATCAGGCGGTCAATATATGGTCGTTGTATGTGGCTCTTATGTTTATGTGCTTAATTCTTCTTTTACTCCAACCATTATTGGACAATTAAATTCAACTTCTGGTCGAGTTGGTATTTCTGATAATGGCATCAATGTCTATATTGTTGATGGTGTTTATCGCTATACATGGAGAATTTCTCAACCTAATACAGCAGTATTTCAAGGCACAATTTCAGGAACAACTTTAACAATTACTAGGGCTATTTCTGGAACTATTGCAGTAAATCAAGCTATATTTGGTTTAGGAATTCCTCCTGAAACAATCATAGTTTCTGGCTCAGGAACAAGTTGGACTTTAAATAATAGTGCAAGTATTGCTACTGCTGAAGTAATGAATTCTGCTAATGTGGCTTGTATTTTTACAGGCTCCATTGCCACTAATACCTTGACTGTTACTGCTGTAAGTTCTGGAACTTTATATGTTGGTCAAACCATAACAGCAGGGACTTCAGGAGCAGTTGCAACAAATACCATTATTACTGCTTTAGGTTCAGGAACTGTATTAAGTGCTGCTATCGCTACTGCTGGTACAGGATATGCTGTAAATGACACCATAACAGTCTTAGGCGGTGTTTATGGAGCTAGTCCTGCTACCTTTACTGTAACTGCTATTGGTGGCTCTGGAGCTGTTTCTACCATTAGCGAAACTTTTGCAGGGTCTTATACTTCTTTGCCTCAAAATCCTGTTTCTACCTCAACATCAGGTTCAGGAACAGGGTTAACCCTTAATTTGACTTTTGGTACAGGAACTGGAAATACAGGTAATTATGTTTTAAATGGTTCTCAAACTGTTACCTCTAGAACAATGTATGCCTTAAATTGGAGTGTCATTCCAAGTTCAGATGGAGCATTTACAGGTGGAACTATTGTAGATATTGTCGATAACTATTTTGTCTACAATGACCCTAATACTCAACAATGGGCAGCTTCAAATATTCTTAGTCCAATTACCTATAGTTTAAGCTATGCAAACAAATTTACAGGGCCTGATAACCTTGTTTCTTTAGTTTGCGATCATGGTCAAGTATATTTATTAGGCGAAAAAACTTCTGAAGTCTGGGCTGATGTGGGAACTTTTCCATTTGCATTTCAAAGGATTCCTGGAAGCTCTAGTGAACATGGTATTTCTGCGCCATTTTCAGTATCTCGACTGGGCAATTCTTTTGCTTATTTGGCTAAAAATAATCGAGGACAAGCTGAAATTGTCATGATGAATGGCTATTTTCCTCAAAGAATATCAACTCATGCTGTAGAAAATACCCTTGTAGACCAATATATAAGCGATGCTGTAGCCTATACCTATCAATTAGAAGGGCATGAAACTTATGTTATTTCTTTTCCTACTCTTGATTTAACTTGGGCTTATGACATCGCTACTCAAATGTGGCATAAATGGCTTTGGGTGGATAGTAATAATGTTTATCATCGCCATAGGTCTAATTGTTCTGCTTTTTTCCAAGGTTTAGTAATGGTGGGAGATTGGCAAAATGGTCAAATTTATCAATTAGACCCTACAAACTATACCGATAATGGCGATACTATTCGCAGATTGCGCAGAGCTCCTCATTTAGTATCTGACCTTCAAAGGCAATATTTTGATGAGTTCCAAATTCAATTTCAGCCTGGTATAGGTTTGACAGGAATTACAACTCCAGTAAATTCTGAAGTTGTAGGAGCAGACCCACAAGCTATGCTTAGATGGTCTAATGATGGTGGTTCTACTTGGTCTAATGAACATTGGTCTACCATAGGAAAAATAGGAAAATATCAAAATAGGATTATTTGGCGCAGATTAGGCTGGTCAAGAGATAGAATCTTTGAAGTAGTTGTTACAGACCCTATAAAAGCGGTAATTGTTTCGGCTAATCTTAAAGCTACTGAAGGAGAAAACTAATGGCTATTAATAGCATTTGGGGGTCAACACAACAAAATCCTTATCCCCAAACTCCTTTTTTGGATGAATCTACCAAAATGCCAACTAGGTCTTGGCAACAATATTTGCTTAATTTAATTAATTTTTCATCGGCTACAACTGCTTCAAAAGGAGCAGGAACTTTACCTTCTAATCCAGTAGGATTTATTAATATTACAGTTAATGGAAAGCCTTACAAGGTTCCCTATTACAACATCTAAGCCTATAATTTAAAAATGTCAAAATACTTTAATAAAATAGCTTGTGGATTTAATGTCATGCCTTTGCAGATAGCTCTGAGA